ATTATGAAATTATCAACTGTTAAAGACTTAATGACACTTGCATTAATGAAAAGTGTAATTATTAAAGATACAACTGAATCACTTTTATTTCAAAAAGAGATTGAATGTCAAATGAAAATTATTGAAAATAAATTTTCTATGTATTTTATGGAAGAATGTAAAAAAAATGCTGAAAAGTATTTATGGGATAGTACTGATAAAGAGTTTGAAGAATTAATTAGTAAATATCCAGGTGGATTAAGTGCGATTACAAAAATAGATTTTAGAGGTATAGAAGAATGAAAAATAAACCAAAAGCTAACCTTTATATGCTCATCAAAATAGAAGTTGATGACGATAAATTTCCAAATGATGATGTAATAGAGGTAGGATGGAATAGAAATAAAGAAGATGCTATTCAAAAATATATTGGAGAATTTTGTAAAAGAAACAATGCTTTATGGATTGATTTTTACTACAATGCTACAGATGAAAAACTGCCTATTAGATCAAATTTTGGAGAATATTGGATAGAGGGAGAAAATAGTGAAGAATGTAGATGGGAAATATGTGATAACTACTATTTACATTACGATAATTAAGAGGAAAATCAATAATGGTAAATATAAATCCAAATAGAGAATCATGTATGGAATACATGAAAGAGTTAATTAGAAAAGGATTAACTGAAACTGAAGTAATAAAAGAATGTATTAAAGGCTTTGATGGTGTTCATAAGAGTACTTTTTATGATTGGTATGAAACAGTTGTTAATGAATCAGATATACAAAAATGGGATGAAGAAAATAAATTAGAAATTTATGATAAAAGGCAAGATAAAATCAATTTAAAGTATCAAATATATTTAGACCAAAAAGCTATATATACCAATAAAGAATCAAGTATGGATGATAAGGAAAAAGCAATGAATATATTATTATCTCACTTTTTAAAAAGGGTGGATTAATTTACTGGCATTAAATCTTTTTTAGGTGAATTAGTTAGGATTTATGTAAGCCCAGTACCTTCCAAAAACGAAAATTCGGTAACGAAAATCTTATGAAAATTGATGTTTACACTCTTTTACCAGATAGAGTAAAAGAATATATTGCTGAAGAAATCAGCGAAGCATTAGCTAAAAACAATATTGATAACTCAGCAATAAGTTGGGATATTGATTGTTCTGTTTTAGATATAGAGGAGGATTTATAAAATGATTAAAAGCAAAACGCTACTTGATGAATGTCACGACATAGTAAATGAAGATGACATGACAGCATCACATAATTTAATAGATGTAATGTTTAATCTGCTTGATATAAATCAACTAAATCAATTACAAGAAATTATTTCAAATCAATTTGGAGATTCTAAACAATGATTGACAACCCATTACCAGATCAAGTTATGGAAGAAAAAGATAACGAATATTTATCTGAACAATTTTATGAACATTGTGAAGATAAAGCTAGAGAGTTAGCTGAAGAATTTAATCTATTACCAGAATTTTTAAATGATTTTATCGAATATTATGCTGATATTTGTTCAGAATCAGATGAAGGATATAGTTTAATAAATGATAAAAGTTTAATAGATGATTGGTGGGAAGAAAATGAACATTTATATGATGATTATTCAAGTCCTTATGAAATAGAACCTAGTGATTATGAAATCAAGAGTAGTTTTGGAACCAAATGGCATGATGGATTGTAAGTTTACTTTTTTGTTTTAATAATAAAATCATGTATAGCTTCACGAATTAAAAAACCAACAGATAACCCTGCTCTTGAAAGGTCTTTTAATTCCTGGTAATCATCTTCATCAACAGAAACGCTAATTCTTTTTAGATTCTTATTCATAATGAATGGCAAACTTATATTAATATACTAGCAAACAGATATAAATACAACTATGAATGGAAATGTTTTAAGAAAAAGAAAAGAACCAAAAGAAAAAGAATATTATTAAATATATAAATATTATTTATAAGAATTATATATGTATGTATTAATAATATATATATATTATATAAATACATATATGTATATAGGATAAGGAGAAGAATTTTTAGAGTTTCAAGATATTAAGACACTATGTAATGCTTGACACATACAATGTCATGCTCTAATAATAGAATCAGATAGTTCATTATGAATGGCAAAACCTAACAAGGTCAAAATGACAATGTATTTAGACCCAGAATTAATATTCTGGTTAGATCAAAACCGAGATGAAGAAACATCAAGGGCAGGTCTTATCAGAATCTTGATAAGAAAAGCTATGAATGTAAAATCCAGGAGAAAAGCTGCACCTCTTGTAAAACTGGAACTTGACCCATTTGCAACACCAACAATTACCGCAGATTTAATTCCTGATGATTTAAAAGAATATGCTGAACTTTTAATTGAATGGTGGAGTATAAGACATAAAAATAAAGGAACTTGTACTACAAGCGTTTCTAATCGCATCTTTAAGAAGTTAAGGTCATTTCCTACACAAGACAGAAAACAAGCTCTTGAGAACGCAATAACAGGTGGCTGGAAGGATTTATTTCCAATCAAGAAGTCTAAGTTTGAACAAGAAGCTCAAAATGTACCAAAGCCTAAATATTTTAAAGCAAGTGAAAATCAGTTACCACCAACACTTGCTGAACTTGGTAAAACTGCTGAAGATTTCATGGGAGATCTATGATGGATAAAAACGAAAGACTTACTTGCACACCATATACAAAACAGGATTATGAAATGGTGCAATTACTATCTGATTTATCAGGCAATACTTTGTCCTCTGTTGTAGGTCAAGCATTACATGAATGGTTAAAAGATAATTTCGTAAATCAAATTAAAAGGCATCAGGAAGTAGAGCATCTACTTAACGAAACAGGCATACCAAATCATCTACATGATTTAGGAGGAGATTTATGATTATCAACGGAGCAGGTACTACTCAAAGACAAAGTGATTGGACAGTACAAGGTCTTTACAATGAATATTTTGCTGAAGGTAGATTATCAAGACGTAAAAGGGCATTTATGAAAATTAATTATCTACCTATGGTTAGAAAAGAATTTATAGATTTTAACGAAGAACTATATAACTATTTAGGAGAAAATTAATGGAAAAAGCATTTGATCGCATATCAGTAATTAAAACTCTCAAAGATGGTATCAAAAAAGGTTATTGGACTTTAGAAGATTTAGATAAACCATCTCCAGGTTGGAAAGAAGTTGTAAATGATTGCAAAGGCAATCCTTTATTTCCGCAAGGTTACAAAGGTGTTAAACATAAAAATCTTGCTAAGGTTGAAAAACCTAAACCAAAAAAGGAGAAAATAGAAATTATTGATCCTAAAGACCTTCCAACTTACGATTTCTAATGAAAACTATCGAACTACTAAAACCACTACCAATTCGTAGAGATGAAAAAAGACATCAATACGTCAATATTGAAACAGGACAATGGATGTCTTATTCAACTACTGAAGTTTGTAATGACTTAAGTGAAGAAGATAAAGAAAACATTGAAAAGTGGAGATTTCAATGGCAACCCAGGGGGGAGAAAGTACATGAGTGTCTAGCTGAAAAGATGCTAGGTAATGGAGATATTGACTTTGATGAATATGGTGCATGGATTGAACCATTACTAAAACATGACTTGTTTACACATTTTGAACCAATGGCAGTTGAACACATGATGTCAATACCTGATAAATCAGTTGGTGGTCAACTTGATCTTCTTGGTTATGACACTAAGACTAAACAGATTCGATTGATTGATTTAAAAACTAAAGGTAAATACAGTTATTTTTTAAAAAAAAGAAAAAAAGATGGATTATTACATATTGAAGATTTAGATATGTATTGGCAAGAACCTTATTCAACTGATAAACAACTTGGTTGTTATGTTGAAATGTTGAAGCTAAATTATGATTTAGTTCCAGATGTATGTAATACGATCTGGGCATTTGAAGGTAGATGTATCTTGAACCTAGATCAACCAACAGAAAGATGTCTTACTGCATGGCAGGAAGCATGGGAAAAGTTTGAAGCTAAACAGGAGTTGTTTTAATGAAGTATGAAACTTATACAAAAATTTGTGAAAAACACAAAATAAATCCTCACCAAGTAATTGCTGATGGTAACATTCAAGAAATTTTAGAACGTGATAAAGACCACAATCTTGAATATCACGAAATTTTATTAGATCAGTATTTCACAGTTTATTACTGGAAAGGAAAGGTAGCAGATCTATGACAAAAAAAGAAAAAATCAAAGCTGCTCAGAAACGTATTGAGGAGCTAAGAAAACTTATCTCGGAGTGGACTAAAAGATGAGATATATACTTGATGTCTCAGGGCATGACCTAAAACTAATTAGAGCTTCTATTGTTAACTTTCAGAGATCATTAGAAATGTCAGATCATGCAGAATTTGACAATATAATTGATGATCTTGATGATGTTTTTTTTAAAATATCAAGAATGAAAAAAGAACAACTTAACAATAAAATAAAAAGAAAATGGAGTAGTAAAAAATGAAATGCCTTTATAGAGAACTTGATCGAAGAAAAAAATATTTAATTACAAAATTACAAAATGAAATTGCAACACTTGAATGGCAATGGTTTCAAAGAGAAATATCAGATAAAGAATATTGTGTTCAATTTGATGACATTCAAAGACGTATTCGAGAACTACAGGGATGACTAATCCAAATAAAAGAAAAGGAGATAAAGCAGAAAGAGAAGCAGCAGAACTTTTGACAGAGGTTACTGGTTTTGAATGTCAAAGAAATTTATCAGCAGGGATTCCTGGAGATGTTGGAGATATTCATGGTGTACCAAACTGCGTAATACAGGTAGCAGATTGGAAGGACAAATCTCAAGCCTGTCTTGTTAAACCTAGAGAAGTAGAAACACAGAGAAAAAATGCAGGTGTAGACTTCGTTGCAAGTATGGTCAGATTTAGAGGAGGTCAATGGAGAATGGTGTTAACTCCAGAACAATTCAACACATTGTTACAAGCTGCCTTGCAGTAAACCAGCTACAGAGTTTGGTCTTTGTCATTCACAACTGAATGATTTTGTGATCACTCCAGAAGGAGAAGTTATTACAATAGTTATTACAAAATTGATGCACGTTTCTGGAGATGAACCTTTAGTCAGTAGATACCCTGTACCAAAGATTCCTAATAACGTAAAAAATGTTCATCAAGCAGCAGGGGAGGCTCAAACCTATGCCCGTAGATATGGATTGCTTTCTGTCTATGGACTAGCTAATGATGATGATGATGGTAATTCATTAATGAAAACACCACCACCAAAGACAGGTGTAGCAAAAACTCCTACAAAACCTAATCAAAAACTAGAATCTACATCTGTTTTAGAGAAGTTACCTGATCCCATTTCCAAGGAAGCGAAAGAAACTATCCTTGAAAAGTTACAGGCACTTCATCAAAGTAATCCATTAAAGATGAAAGATGTGGTCGAATCTTTCAGAAAGAAGTTCAGTATTAAAGACACTAAAATTACCAGACATATTACTACTGCTGAACATGGAGAGTTTCTTGCTCTTGAAATCTCTAAGATAGATGAAAGCCTATGACACCAGATGAAACTTCTACTAATGCGAGAGAAGAAATTATAAAAGAGCTTCTTCTCCGCAAACAGCAACGTAAAAAAGATTGGAATAAAAATATCTTTAGTGTCAGAACCAATGACAACCTTGCTGTTAAAATAAAGAATCATTGTAAAGAAAATAAGATTTCTTTTAATTCATTCTTTAACACTTTATTAACCAAATTTTTTAATTAATTATGGCTGACTTTAATCCAGCA